TGAAACAATCTCACCCCAATCTAACGAATAAGGGTTAGATCCAACCGACACATGGCTCCAATTTCTATTCTTCTGTAGCAAAGCCACAACACCATTAAAATACATTTTACATGCAATTAAATAATCAAGTGGCCCCGCCGCAAAAAGTCTAGTCTTATGAGCTTTATGTATCGGTTTCCTTTCATCCTTTAGAGTATCAATGAAGTAATGATCCAACACTTCTCCTTTCTTTGCACTTTCTATAATTTTCATCACTCTTGATTTCAATTCAACGCATTGGGGAGAAGAAAGATCATACTCACTTTCTGTTCCAAAAAATTTCTTTCGATCTTTATAACCATTCATCTGAACAAAAGGAAAACCAGGCGAAGTATCACGCTTTACAGCGTTTACATATACCTCACCATCTATTCCTTTCACTGCTTCTTCAAAAGTATAAACACTTTTAATATCAGCAGTTATCATATCTTTTGAACGGTTAAATACCTGGGAAATTTCATCCACAAGTGCATCTCTGGAGTTATCAATCATATCCTGTCGCAAAGGAACAGGAATATTTCCTAATCTCTCCAATCGATACACTCGTGGGTCAAAGTCTTTGCCATCAACTTTAGTCTTGTATAAAATACAAGGCTTAGTCTCTGGCTGTTTATAGGATGCATGCGCCAAAGAGGGAATCACTTGTGATTTCCCTGGTTGGGGCAGTGGTTTATTCAATGAACCTAATCTAATAAATTCAGCCTCTTTAGGAACCTGTCCTTGCTCCTGAGGAAATTCATTCAACTGAGTTGTAATAACTTGATTGAACTTCACCTCAACAGGAAACATATGCAAAATTTCATGCAGATCCTCTTGATACACTGGAGTGGCAAAGCCTTGTCCAGTTCCTTCAATCCCTGCAATATGAATTCCACATATCTTTCCTGGTCGTATCATTGTATTTCTCACAATCAAGGGCGCACCGCACTCAGTGCTTTGCGTATCCATATTGTAAGACCACACATCTCTTACATAACGAGCAAGTTGCATATTATCATCGTACACCGGAAGATTATCTTCACGTCGTAATTGACTATGTCCTTCAGAAAAACGAAGCAACAATATCGATCTATCAGAATCCTTTAATCCATTCTTAGTTAACACGGGCAACATAACAGAAGTTACATCCACGCGATTTACATCAGCACGCTTTACAAAATAAGGCAATGCATCAGTATGTGTAATCGCAGTGGGAATAGAAACTCCCATTAAATCCCGCGTGTAAACTGGACCTCTAGATTCATCTGGTGATTGATATGTTTTAACATTCTTCAAAACTTCATCAATGCGACATTCAAAACTTCTTTTCAAAACTACAGCTTCGAAATAAACTGTAGCGTCCTTGTCATTTCTCAATGCTGCTTTCATTGAAGATATATAATGGCGTGGCATTATTGCAACTTTACCTCTTATGAACATAACATGTCCAATAGGAGTGTTGCAAGTAGATTCATACATCTTGTACAAATTATGCCTAGCCACCTTCATCAACACTTCAGCAGCATTAAGATCCTTAACGCCTTGTTGTTCCGCAATTTGCTGTTCATTCGACTGACGCATCTCGCGTCCAGCTTCACGAACAGCAACTTTAGCAACAGCAGGAGAATAACTCTCTCGCTTCGCCACTTGCGGACTAACAGCATTATAACTTTCTTGAAAAGCTTCCGGTGTCATAAACGATTCTTTCTTAGGCTGAATCATTTTCTTAATTTTAATAAAAATTTTTAAAAATACTAAGCCAGTTAACAATAATGTTACCATTATTGCCACTTTGCTTAGATAACTATGTTTAACTTTAAAAACTGACCAAGAATTTTGAAGTTCTTGGTATTTAAACTTAATTGAAACACAGGCCTCCTTAAGGGAAGCCCAAGGGTCATTATAAAAGAAATTAACAATTTTATCTTTATAATAAGACATCCTCCAGCTAAAAGGAATTTTATATTTAATTTCATCAATTGGAACAACATTACCATCTACAGATACTACATAACCTCCTTGCTCTACAGCAACAGGCTTCCTCAACTTTTCTTGAATATAGGAATGAATAGAATCAACATAAGTTCTTCGCTTATAATAAGCTTCCGTTGATAAACGAATAACATCTTGGTATGTTATTTCGCCTATTTCTGCATCATTCATCATATCATATTGAGTAAAAGTATAAGCAGATGGATCAAAAGTTGTTCCATGACGAGTATTATTACGATTGCGCTTTACTTTAACACAGATTTCAAATCTGTTATAAAGCGCAGTAGGAAAATTTAAACTATGGACATCAGGTTTTGGCAAATTACTAGAAACTAAAATTATTTTCGAACTAAAGGTTGTATTTGCTTTTTGATCAAGTGCAGCCATATGCAATGGATATGGGAAACAATTAGAAGCCCTAATAATCTCAAACAACTCTAAATTCGGGTTTGAAGCCGAATCGAGCTGCTGCGAGAAATCATCAAAGACTGTAACTAATTGATTCTCATATCCATCCCAAAATTCTTGTTCTGCACTTCGCATATAAATCAAACTTTGCCAATGTTTTTCTAAATCAACAGGAGATTGCTCCTCTTTAAAAATCTCTTGCAATATTTCTGCTGCAAGAGGGTAAGTCAAAGAAGACTTTCCTACTCCTGTATCTCCTGACAAATAAATTGTAACTGGAGGATTTCTTATACTAGTACCAGATCGCTGATGAGTCTTAAATAGTTCTAAAATATTTCCTAATTTAGAAACTATCTTCCAAACATCGTTCTTCCACTTAGAATAAGCAGTGGAACGAGTAAATTTCAATCCTTTAGAGTAAATATTATAAATTACACTCCACGTAGTCTCAGACCACACGAAGCTTCCATCATAATAACTCTTAAGGATATCATCAACTTCTTCGTTCCAACGAACAATTTCGTGGTTTATATCATCAAGATCTGGTTGTATCTCTAATCCTAAAATTTCCTGTTTATACCAGTTTTGAACGCGTTTTAGAACGGTTCGCATCCATTCTATAATACGTTCTAATCCTCTTTCTACTTTAATATCACCCAAATAACCTATTCGACGCATAATAAGGTCAGTATTTTTACTGGCCCAAATTGTCGAAAGAATATTTTTGGGTGGTTTAATAATATACTCAAGAATCATTGCTGGTATAAACGGAATAGTTAAATTATCGTTAATATACGATTGCTGTGTAGCAATTTCGCTGTCTTCAATTTTATCTCTAAAATAATCTCCGCAAACAAAACTATATATAAAATGTAACAATTTAAAAATAATCTCTGCAGAAACTCCAACAGCAATTTTAGCTAATAAAGCAACCGTACTTGCAGTAATAAATAAAACAGTCAAATTTTTCGCTGTCCCCACAATCGTCTCACTCATTCCAGAAAGGAATGAATTCTGGGCATCTTTAATAGTACTCTTAATTTTATCAAAATTACTATCTTTCCAAAGATGCTCATGAATATGAGAAATTGAAAATAATGACTGTTGTCTTACTATCACTGCATCTCTTAGCATTTTACTAGAATATGATTTAATAAGATGTGAATATATATCTACCATACAGTCAAAACAATCGGCCCCTTGGCTCTGAATTGGACCACATTGTTGTACAGCATGTTTTAACTGTTCACATCTTAATGTCATATCATCTACACTAATCTTATCTAAATAACCTCTCAAATATAATTCGCGAAGAAGGAATCTTCCGCGACCGGAATACTTGGGGGGGTCAAAAATTAAATCAAAATCAAAATCAAATATATGCTCACCAACGCTCAAAATCACACGTTCTAATCGTTTATAATATTTCCGTAAATTTTTATTTGGTCGTTTCCAATAAACAAAAGCCCACATAACAGCTAAAATAAATGCTTTCGCATGTATAAGTCGCTGAGGGCATTTTATTTCTGGCCAAATAAAATCGCATTCAATATCATTATCATAAGACATACACGAGCATAAATCTACTTTAAAGAAACAAGTCTGCGGTCGTTTTAAAACGTCTTTCAATTCATCGAGTCCGTGATGTTGTAATATGTCAAAATATTGGTTACTCTGGAAATATATTTCGTCGATTAGCCATGATTCATATGCGCTGAAATTTAAGCAATCATAACTTCTATGTCCTCTATTAATGGCTCTTTGTATGCGTTTAACCTCTTCTGAATGATAAGATAGGCAAACTTCACGCCAATCAGCCCAATCCTCATAAAAAGGGTGATCACGGGTTGTGGTAATATCTCTGACAACATATTTAATTGGTTTTGAGTTCATAACAATTCTTTGGTTGAGTCTAATATGTATTAACTAGCAAGAGTTAATCATTTCGACTCACAAATTATTTATCTACGAGTGGAAGCCAAATATCTGGCTTTTGTGCATCATCATCAATGTGCCGTATCCACAAGTACCTTATTTTACGATCGGTAAAACCGAGTCCCGATTTTAATCCATAAAACTGGGACCAACCAAATGGGAGCACTTTTAAAGTGAACGTCAGTAATTGTACATAAGTGTAAAAGTATAATTACCTAATCATCAATACTAAATAATACAAAGACATAATACTTGTCTAACATTCTTTGCGTTAACTTAGCGTAAAATGAAACCTAATTCAACAACTCACTATATTTTAAAGTGGGGGAGTAGCCACTACAAAACTGGTTACATACTTAATCATACACAACACAAGTCAACTCTGACCGTTATCTCAAGTCTAATCTGGGCGCCAAAAATGGGGCCGGGGACAGCTATCATAGATAAGGATGGGGAGTGCAAGTGTTGCGTATGGGGTTTCCA